CAGGAACGCATGTCCAATACTGCATACCAACGTTCCATGCAAGATATGCGGAAAGCGGGTTTAAACCCGATATTAGCCTATTCCAAGGGAGGAGCTTCGACTCCTCCTGGTGCTACTGCAACTATGCAAAATGAGTTACAAGGCATCGATAGAGCTGTTACTACTGCGTTAGAAGCAAGACGTTTGCGTGCTGATTTAAGAAATTTAGATGCTCAGAATTCTGCAATACTTTCGCAGGCTGCTGTTAATGTTAATTCTGCTGAAAAGATAGCTGCTGAAACTAAGATGATTGGACATAAGAGTCCTAAGCAAGAGCTTATTGGCAAAGGTTATAGTTTGATAAACAGTGCAGTCGAAGCTGCACGTAATTCTGTACCTGATGTTGGTAAAGATTTGAAAGAAGGCAAGTACATCAAAGGCCTTGTTAATGTTCGTAAGAAGAAATAGGATTTAGTATGAATGTAAGAAGCTACTTTAATCGCCCTGAGAGGGTCTGTCTTAGGTTTTCTAAGCCATCCCTTACCTTACAGGCCCAAAAAGACGAATGCGATATAAACCGCATTATGACGTCTTATACGCGTACTGGAATAATTGAGCATGGGAATGCTAAGATTCCAAGATATGATGATGTTTCTATGGCAACTGACTATCGTCAATCTCTTGAAAATGTAATGGAAGCTGAGGCTTCATTTATGGAGTTGCCTAGCAAAGTAAGAAAAAGATTTGAAAATGACCCCGGTCAATTTTTAGATTTTGTTTCAGACCCAAAAAACATTGATGAAATGTATGATTTGGGAATTCTAACTAAGCGTCATGACGCAGCTATTGCTGAAACAGAGAAAGTATCTAAGGCCTCTGACTCAGACACACCAGTTAACCCCACTTGATGTTAACTGGTGTAGGTGACACCGCTTCAGTTAGATGACTCTTGGTATGTAGCTGTTTTTGAGTAAGTTAAGTTTGTTAAACAAGGAGATATTTAGTTATGAGACATAGATTCAAGAAACGTGTTAAGTTAAGTCGCAGACATAGTAGAAGAAATTTTAGAAAAGGTCATAAAGTGCATCGCAGGAATGTTCATAAGCATCCAATGCGAGGTGGTATAAGATTTTAATTTTGGTTTTTTAGTCAGACGGCTAGAGCTTTAACTCTAGCCTGACTTCTTTTTTTGTTAGGTCACAACTTCTAACAGGTGAGCAGTATATGAAATGTGTTAATCCTAGGCAAGGTTTTAGAGATAAAAAAGGCAAGTTAATTTTTAAAGAAGAAGAAGCTGTCTCTAGTAATGTTGTTCAAGTTAATTGTGGCCAGTGTGTTGCCTGTCGTGTTAATAGAGCCTCAGAGTGGGCTGTTCGTTGTGTTCATGAAGCTTCTCTTTATGAAGATAATTGTTTTATTACGTTGACTATGAATAATGAATATTTATTTTCTCGTGATAATCCTATGTCTTTAGATAAGAAAGAACATCAAGATTTTATGAAGAGATTAAGAAAAAGATTTGGTAATGGTATCAGATATTTTCATTGTGGTGAGTATGGTGATAAGAATAAGCGTCCTCATTATCATACATTGTTATTTAATTTTACGTTTCCTGATTTGGTGTTATGGAAAGTTAATAATGGCGTTAAGTGGTATAGATCAAATATTTTAGAAGAGTTATGGCCATATGGCCATTGTATTGTTGGTGAAGTTACCAAGCAAAGTGCTGCTTATGTTGCTCGTTATAATATGAAGAAGATTGTTGGTCAAGATGCAAAAGAGCATTATTTATCTGTTGATGTAGATACTGGAGAAGCTAAAGATTTGCTTCCAGAATATGTTTCTATGAGTTTAAAGCCTGGTATAGGTAAGGCTTGGTTTGATAATTATTTAAGTGATGTTTTTCCTAAGGATTTTGTAGTTTTAGATGGTTCTAAGTCAAAGCCACCTGGTTATTATTATAAGATTTTGGAAAGGGATTTTCCTGATATGTTTAGACAAGTTAGAGATAAGAGAGAGCTTGCAATTCCTCTAGAAAGTTTTTATGGTGAGCATGATGAATCTTATGATAGAAAGCAAGTTCGTAAGATAGTTTATGAATCCCGTTTGAAAAAGTTAGTAAGAGAGGTTTAGATGTCTAGAGATGAGTATTTAGATAGACCTGCCCGTGGTGGTAAAGATTTTTCAGATAAGGATATTGAATGTCGTATTGCTTTAGAAGATGAGATTTTGAGATTATTTTTTCAATTGTTTGGCACTGTTGCTAATGATGAATTGATTAACGTAAGAAATTATTTGTTAAGTAAGTTTTAAGGAGATGTTGTGGTTAGTAGTATTTTTAGTGTTTATGACAGCAAAGCTGAGTATTATTTATTTCCTATGGTGTTTAAGTCTAAAGGTGAAGCCATTAGGTCTTTTACTGCTGCTGCTTCTGATAAAGAAACCAATATAGGCAAGTATCCAGAGGATTTTGTTTTATTTGAAGTTGGTACATTTGACGATTCTAATTGTAAGTATATACTTCTAGATACACCGTCACCTATCGGTAAGGCTATCGAGTTCGTTAAGACTGAATAAGAGAGAGGACCTATACCCCGGTCCTCTATAGCCTCGTAATTTTTTCCTGAAAAATTAGAGGAATGTCAAGTTTTTTAAATATGGAGATTTAATATGCATTTTGGTGGTCGTTCAGGTCGTCAGCCTGGTAATCCTGGTCGTGCAACGCATACATTTGCTGCATCCCCTCAAGCTAATATTCCCCGTTCTCAGTTCAACCGTTCTCATGGTTGTAAGACTACGTTTGATGAAGGTTTTTTAGTTCCTGTATATTTAGATGAAGCTCTTCCTGGTGATACGTTTAATTGTCGTATGACTGCATTTGCTCGTCTTGCTACTCCATTGTTTCCTGTAATGGATAATATGTATTTAGAGTCGTTTTTCTTTGCTGTTCCTTATCGTTTAGTTTGGGACAATTGGCAAAAGTTTAATGGTGAACAAACTAATCCTGGTGATTCTACTGATTTTGTTGTTCCTACTATGACTTCTCCTGCAGGTACTGGATATGTAAATGGAAGTTTAAGTGATTATTTTAGTATTCCTACAGATATTGCTGATTTAGAGCATGTAAGTCTTTGGCATCGTGCATATAATTTAATTTATAATGAATGGTTTCGTGATGAGAATTTACAAGATTCTGTTGTTGTAGATGTTGATGATGGTCCTGATGATCCAGCTGATTATGTTTTATTACGTAGAGGTAAACGTCATGATTATTTTACTTCATCGCTTCCTTGGCCACAAAAAGGTGCTGCTGTTGATTTGCCTCTTGGTACTACTGCTCCCGTTATTGGCATAGGTGCTCCAGATGGTCAAGTTACTTTGGCTAGTCAGAATGCTGTTGAAACTGGTGGTTCTGTTGTTAATTATGCTGATTCTTATGCAGCGTTAAGAATTAAAGCTTCTAGTTCGGCTAATGCTGGAGATCCAGGTTCATCTCCTGAGATTTTTGCTGATTTGTCTCAAGCTACTGCAGCTACAATTAATCAGTTAAGAGAAGCTTTTCAGATTCAGAAGATGTTTGAAAGAGACGCTCGTGGCGGTACTCGTTATACTGAGATTATTCGTTCACATTTTGGTGTTTTATCTCCTGATGCTAGATTACAACGTCCTGAATATTTAGGAGGAGGTTCTTCTCCTGTAAATATTACTCCTGTTCCTCAGACTTCAGGTGTTATTGATGGAGGAGGTTTTACAACTACTCCTCAAGGTAATTTAGCTGCTTTTGGTACAGTTGCAGCTCATGGTCATGGTTTTACTCGTTCATTTACAGAGCATTGTTTGATTATTGGTTTAGTATGTGTTCGTGCTGATTTAAATTATCAGCAAGGTTTAAACCGTATGTTTTCTCGTCAGACTCGCTTTGATTTTTATTGGCCTGCTTTAAGCCATATTGGTGAACAGGCTGTTTTAAACAAGGAGATTTTTGCTGATGGGACAGCAACAGATGATGCTGTATTCGGATATCAAGAACGTTATGCTGAGTATAGATATAAACCTTCAGTTGTTACTGGTCAATTTCGTTCTAACTTTGCTAATACATTAGATGCATGGCATTTAGCTCAAGATTTTGCAACAGTCCCTGCTTTAAATTCAGAGTTTATTGTTGAGAATGCTCCTGTAGATAGGATTATTGCTGTTGATACTGAGCCTCATTTTATTTTTGATTCGTTTTTTGATCTTAAGTGTGCTCGTCCAATGCCTGTTTATGCTGTGCCTGGTTTAATAGATCACTTCTAGGAGATTACTATGGATATTAATTTTGGTGATGTTTTAGGAGGTCTTATCAGTGGTGGTTTTAGTTATTTGGGCCAGCATTCTGCTAATCGTGCTAGCGCTGGGATGGCGCGTGAACAAATGGCGTTCCAGGAACGCATGTCCAATACTGCATACCAACGTTCCATGCAAGATATGCGGAAAGCGGGTTTAAACCCGATATTAGCCTATTCCAAGGGAGGAGCTTCGACTCCTCCTGGTGCTACTGCAACAAT